ACTTTCTTAAGCTCTGCATCAGCCATATCTTTCTGCGCTTCTCCTTGAGCTGCTACCATGTCAGCAGACGGTTGAGCCTCTGGGGGCTGTATCTCACGCGGATCGCCAATAAACTTAGCTGAGTTCTTATAGCCAGCGTTTTGAATGAACTCTGTAGCTAGGGTGTGTACATGCTCTGCATTAATAAGATAACCAAAGCGTGTGCTACCAATACCCTGCAGCATAGTTGAGATGTTGTTGAGATGCATAAGCTGCTGGTCTTTGTTCTGATTACCTAAGCCCACAGTGACAGTCATGTCAAAGCGGTCTTTCCAATCAAAAGGGGAAACAGGTACGAACCGACCACGTAGCTTTACAATGTCAACTTCAGAGTTGTTAGTACGGCTCAATCGGTATAGCTGAAGGAACAGTTCTTTAACACCTGTCTCTGCAAAGATGCGAGCAATAAGCTGAATCTTTTCTTGAGCAGCAGTCATCACCTGATTAACAGCAGTGGCTGCAGTGTTAGAGGTAAGAGCAGCAGCGTCAAGACCTTGCGTCATACGCGACACACCAGCCCTGTCCTCTCGTTCCTTCTCTAGCTCATTAAGGAAGGGGAAGGTAGCGTTACCTAGCTGAGGTACTGGAAGCTGACGTACCGCACCCTGTACCTTCTCACGCACGATACCACCAATGCGGTTGTCAATAAGATCCTGCAAGTTAACTTGATTCTCTACAGCAGCGTAGCGACCAGCGTTTGACAAAGCTAGGTTGTCAAGTGTATGTCTCCACATCTTGCTGCGTATTTCCTGAATGTCTTGAACCAGATCCGCAATACTAACACCAGTGAACTTGTGCGGCATCATAATAGGAGACAGGTTAATGATAGGTATCTCACCTACCTCAGTCTTCTCAAGCACAGTGTTGCCTACCATGTGTACTTCAAAGAGCTTCATCTTCTCGTCTTCTTCATCGAAGGTTCTGACCCATGCTTTGACGTACTCAACAACAGTGTCATTGCTAAAGTCATTAGGTTCTTCGACATCGCCAAAGCGAGCGTCTTCTACTTGGTTCTTAATTAAGCTAGAGCCATGGCCTTCTGATATATCGTCACGTTCAAAGCCGTAATCAATCAGTGATCCAATACTAACATCTTGTACTCGCGCAATAAAGTCTGAATCCTTAATGCTTTTGCTTCGCGCTTTAATCCTAAACTCAGAGGATGGGACACAGTCAACGACTGGACGACCCCTATTGTTAGTACGGCGAATAGTAATATCATAGAGGTTGGAGTCTTCTTCGTTAATCTCTTTGTGTACAATTTCTACTTCCTCTTCTGACTCAAGGGCATCAAGTTCAATCTGTTCAATAGCTGTAAAGTTCTGGATATCACATATCTCATCCTGCGTCCAGCTTACTTCTACAAGACCATTCTTCATTAGGAGTGCGTCTTTGAACCAAGTGTATAATACAGAGAAGCCATCACATCGCTTATCAAATACATAGTTCAGATAGTCTGTTGCCTGCTGAGCTTCGGCTACATCCTCTGCACCTACAGGTTCAAACTCTACAAACGTATCACCAGATGCAAATACTTTCATCAGTGAGGGCATGATACCTTCTACTGTCTTTAATGTATCTCGTGTTACTACTGATGAGAATCCTTCTTCTTCATCGCCAAAAGGCTGACCATAATAATAATCAAGCGCCTTCGCTTGTTGGTCTGCAAGATCGCCATTAGACCATGAGTCAGCCGCGTTAAGCTCTCTATTAATTAACTCTGATAACGATTCGTTTGTAATACCTTTATCCATTTATACATTACTCCAGTTCTTAATAGGAAGCGACCGATCACTATAGTCAGTCCAGTTTTGTGTTTTACCCGCTACTGCAAATTGAGCGCACATAACAGCATACCGAGTTGCTGACATAATGTCGTCTTTCATTGGTACAATCTTTCCATCTTTTCTATGGTACGATCTAAACTCTTGGAACCATTCGTGCAGATGCGAGAACACTTTAAACCTACCTGTCTCCATACGCTGTAGCATCTCCATGATTGAAGGTTCAATGAAGTTGTTACCCTTACCCGTATCGCCAGATACTTTAGGATTACGCGCCCAATCATGCAGCATGTTAACTCCCTGATCTCTGTACTGAGAAGCTAAGCTCACACCGCTGCCCTTATCGCTCTGTAAGCCATCTTTAGGCCAAGCTATGGGTATCCATAGGGGACGTTGCTTAATGGCAGCAGAGTGCATTATAGCGGTCTCCTGACGGCTTGCATAGGTGTCGTAGATATAATACGTGTCGCTCTCTGCATCTATAGCAATCCACACTACCGCAGTAGGGTGGTCATATCCAAAGTCTAATCCTCCAATACGTTTCCAATGATCAGGTATCTCAAAGGGTTCAGTAATTAAAGAGTCCTCTGACACGGGGAACACAAGACCAGAACCAAATACAGGAATGCCTTGACTTCTTAGTTTCCTCTCATGCGGAGGATACTGTGCTAATAGCTGTTCCTTTGTATCTTCATCTAGGTGTGGTGCATCATCCCATGTAGCCTGTATTAACTTCTGCCCTCTCTTGATGTCATTCATAAACTGATTGACAACAGGGGTCATACCATCCTCTGGAGTGAACGTCATCATAACGTAACCGTTTGTGGCTACAGTACGAGTGATACACTGCGTGTAGATGTTAGAAGGAGGCTGCTCGTCTAGCCATACCCAATCAACAGGACGGCCATAGAACTTCTCCTCACCCATCTCATAAGACTTAAAGCCAATACGCGACCAGCCATCGGGCTTACCATCGGCATCATGGTGTTGAACCATAACGCTGTCATAGGTATTACCTGTTGCTCCTCTTCGCCTTGTCTTCTCACCTATGTGAACGAGAGGAACCATACCTGTACCGAAGGACTCCTCACTTTCTGCTAGGCCAAACAGCTCTGTCTGTAGGATATCTCTAGTGGTATCATTAGATACACCTGAAGCCCAGCAATAGATAGGCTTCTCAAACTTGTTACCTTCCCACCACTCAGGATATAGACCTGTTAGATGACAGGCAGTGATGTAAGCGCCGCTTGTTGACTTGCCAATCTGATTAGCACACATGGCTAAGACCTGATGCGCCTCACCAGTAGAGTTAGCTAGTCCTTTCTGCCAGTCATATAGATTGAAGTTGTCCTTCTTGTTGAATCGGACTCTATCTGCCTGCTCCCTTAGTATCTCTAGGAGGCGTACTTGCTGTGCCTTCGGTAGGCTAGCTATATACTCAGGAGCTAGTTGCATTCTTTCTCACAGGCTTAACCTGTTTAGCTCGTGATAGTTCTGCTTCAGAGAGAGTTAACGCTGTTGTTAATCTAGCTATAAGCAAACGCTGCTCTTCTACTTCGGTATTTAGTTGATCGAAGTTAGGTCTGTTAAATTGTAGCTTCATGTACTCGCCTTATGGTAGAGTTAGTGTACTTCTTCGGATAGAACATCTATAGTCTTGTTCTTATTCAAGATAGCTAGCAGTTCTTTCTGTAGCTCATCATCCTTTAGATCTTTAGCATCTCTGTCAGTTAAGACCATCTCCATAGGCTTGTCATAGCCAGCCCTGTAGAGTATGTCTTGCTGTGCCTTTAACCGTATAGACTCCTGCTTAGCTGTCTGAGCTAACTCAATGATACCTGTGAGCGCCATAGGTACGTGAGCGCCTATGCGTTCCTTAACCATTGACTCTACTAAACGCCAGTTGTCTCTGAGTCTTGACATAGCACTACCAGCACTGTTGGCTGAGTAGCCTGCTTTAGTCCACGACCCACGAGCATCACCTGACTCTACGTAGTACGCGACAAACTGCAGGAAGTTCTCATTAACATCGTACTCTGAAGGATCACTCTTCTTTAAGAGTTTAACCTTCTTACGCATTGCAGCTTCTTCTGACATATTGACCCTCTACCGTTACATGATCGACACAGTCGGTACATGCACGACACATCATTACATAGTTGTTATAGACAATGTCAATAGCTATAAGTAGTATGTTAATCACTGAATATAAATAGCAGTGTCTTCTTATTTACTTTGTTGTCTATATAGATATATTATAGCATACTTGAAAGCAAATGTAAAGAACTATTTACTATTATGTACTATGCCCCTATTGTAAGACGATTAAGGGTCATGGAAGTTTCAGAATCTTGGCAGAGAGAGCGTTGAACCTTTCCCCCAGTTCGCCCACGTAGCAATAAGGGGGTGGGGGTGTTGACACAGACTATGTCATAAGGTATTGACACAGACTATGCCGCTATATAATGACACAGACTATGCCGATAGATGTAACATGTTATAAATCTGGGGCGGCTTGTGTGTGTGATGGTGCAACGATAACCAGACCACTAGCCAGACCTACATCACTCAAATGAATACCCAATCATTAACGATAGCTTATT